CATCTGCGCTCTTATCAAGGATATGAGTGCCAAGGGGATTGGGAATCTCAAAATCCTCAAGAGTTGCATTGTCATCACCGGTCTCATAAATTTCGTATGTGGTCTGCTGGTCGCCTGCCTTGCCGTTTCTCTCAATCTCAAAAGTGTGAGATACGAGATGAGGGTATCTTGCACAAAGCGATGAGAGTTTCTGACCGAACTTCTTTCCACGCTCCCAAGTCTGTACTCTGTCAGTGTCGATATTGTACAGAGGTACAAAATACTTGACTGCGGTAAACATTCCCTTTGCACAGAACGGGCAAGTATCAACGGGGTCTCCGTACTCTCTGAGACAGTTTACATAGCGTTTCTTTCCGTCAATCTCAACTTCGTGAACTGCATATCCCTCAACATCACTTACGCTGTCATAAAGGATTCTTACCCTTGCAACATCGTGGTCATTCTTGAGTGAAAAGTAGCCACCGCCACCCTGTCCTCCATACTTATCAGCATCATCTACTCCAAATTTAGCCATTTTATTTTCCTCCTTGTTCAATGTTTTTAGGTTTTAGAGTATATATCATTAACATCAGTCCAATACATTTTAAGTGTTGAAACTGATATAACAATCTCTTTATTCGTCTGTAAATCTCTAACAAATAGGGTTTTAGTCTTAGAATTGACAGTATCTAAATCTGCCTCATAGAATTTATTAGAAGTTGTGTCTTTATATGTTCTAAGCATTATCGTATTCCTCTTTGCTAAAGTGTTTATAGGTGTATAGGAGATGGAAGTTTTTTACAGTCATTAGCCTTACCATCGACTGTTGAAACAAGTATAACAAATGTTTGTATATCTGTCAACTGTTTCTGTTGAAATTATTTTTGCAAAAGGACATTATCAACTTCGCCTTGCACAGCCCTTAGTGGATTTGAACCACTGAATACAACAGTCAAAGTGTTGTGCCTTAACCACTTGGCGAAAGGGCTATGAGGTGTAGGTGTTGACGGGGAGTGGAGCACCCACACGCTCTTGAAAGATTGGGGAGGAAACCCAATAGTGTGTTGTTATGGTGTTATCGCATCACCAAGGGGGCTACTGCTGTAATGCTCTTTTTAGGTGTGCATACTGAACTCCTGCATCAAAGATTTCCGCACCCTTATCAAGCCATCCATTTGACATTAGCACTGTGACAGTATAATTGTCAATGGCTCTCAGATTTTCTATATCTGTATTGTCGTTATTTCCGTCAACAGCAAATACTTTCCAACCTTTAGGGATTTTTCCGTTTACTTCTTCAAAAGCCACTGTACGTGGATTTCTCCAACCATATTCGGTCTTAATGTAAGTCTCATCTCTACTTACTCTAACACTTCCAATAGGTCTTGTGCTCATTGGCACAATTCCCTTTTTGAAACTTGTGGAATTACCACCCTTAAGAGTCTTAACGTATTCTTCTCTGCCACCAACTGTCTTTTCCCAAGGAACTGAACCATCCTTAAACTTGCCATCAGATTGTGCAACAAAACCCTTTTGCCAACACCTCATAGCAATTGCATCCAACTTGATTGAGCACTTGAACTCATTATTGAATGCTCTTGTCAATTCCTCTCTTGTCATAAGATTTGAGTTTATTCGTAAGAACTCATCCTCAAGGGCAGTATAGTTATGCTGATTTATCTTCTTAAGTCCAAGGCGATTAGTGTGATAATGAAATGCTGTCACCTTGTAGTCGGTGTCGAACTTTTTATTAAATGCCTTACGCAATGCCTCTACGGACATAAGATTAAAGTTGTCAATTATATACTGCTCTTGAGTGTTCGTCATCTTAAAGTTCTCCTATTACAGCGGTCATTCTTGATTCTGCAAGATTCTTGGTCTGTGCCTGTAACTTCTCATATCTGAGAATAAGGTCTGCATTGTTAATCATCTGCTTTCCGATATTCATAATCAATGCTGACTGTTCGTTTTCAGTCTGTCTTTCCTCAGGAGATAAATCATCTTTCAGTGTAACTCTGATTCTGTCTCCAAGTACCTGCTGTAATTCCAAAAGTGTCATTCTGTCTTTGTTTGCCATAGTTTTCATCCTTTCTGTGTTTTATAAGTTTAATAATGGGGATATGTTTTTTACATCGTGCTTTTCATGCACTGTCCGTCTGTCCTCTTTCCCCTCGCTCTGACATCCTGTGTCAGCGGTTTTGGACTTCATCCGTCATCCCCAAATGGAAGTAGTGGGAGTCGAACCCACATCACAAGCCGGTGACAAGCCGCTTGTTCATGTGTCAAATCTCTACCATTGAGACATACTTCCTTAAATTGGTGTTTTAGGTGTTATCGCCTCACCATATTCTTATGCATTGATTACATCGGTAATCTTGAACATAAGGTTTGTGGACTTCTTGCTGTACTGCTCATAAAGTCCGTCAGCCTTGAGTGCCTTGGTATCAACTGTGGACTTTTCATAAGCCTCGTAGAACACTCTGTGGAGTCCGGTGTCAACCATATCAACCTTGCGCTCATCAAGTTCTGCCTTGAGGTCTGCCTTTGCACTGTCTGCAAGTGCCTTGAGTTCCTTAATCTGTGCCTCAAGAAGTTCGATTTCAGTTACCTTTGCATCAATCTGTGTGTCTGTCATAATTTTGTTCTCCTTTGTCTAAGTGTTTTAAGTTTTGAGATATTTGCTATCTCTTGTTTACAATGCTATCTTACCACACTGTTTTAATGTTGTCAACAACTTTTTTGAAATTTTTTCAAAAAATTTTAGAAAACCTCTTGCAACCCTTGAAAATACTGAATATCCATATCGTTCAAATCTTTTGCTACTGACAAATCCCACATATATTCAGTAATGATTTTACCCTTTACATTATCTTTTATCTTCTGACGTGCCTCTTTTCCTGCATCATCCATATCAGTAGCAAGGATAAGTTTGCGACAAGGTACATTAGATAAATCTCTGAATTGTTGCTCTGAACCAACACCATTTAATGCGACTGCATATCTTCCATATTGCCAAGCAGTCAAGGCATCTATCATAGATTCACATACTATGAGTTCGTCTTTCCATTCTCGGAAGTCGATAGCACCACAATACCATTCAACATACTTGTTCCGTACACTCTCGTATTCAAATAGTCCATATAGTGGCTTTTCTGCTCCTCTGGGGTAATTGAAATATTTGGTTTTAACACTTCTGCGGGCAACGAAACGACATTTACCACTTTCATCCCTAACGGGCATAGTGATGCAATCTGTTTTCTTATCATATCCCAAATCAAATAAATCAATAATGCATCCATTTGTAATACCTCTCTTATTCCAATATGGGTGCGTGTAGCGGTAACTGTCGAGTTCTTCTTCGCTCACGTACTCAAATTGTTTCACGTCAAACTTTTTTCCTCTTGATAGATTTAGTTGGATTGGCTTGCGTTCTTCCACAGATATTGTGGCAAAATTCTTTATCAGCCAATTCCAACCAAATGCACCAATATAATCACTTGTATGACCAAAACAGAATGATATGAGTTCTTGAAGTTCCACGACTTTACCGCAAGTAAAGCAATGACACTTTCCGTCTGACTTTCGGATTCCCATTGAGGGTTTACGCTCTTGACCATCTTTATGATACGGGCAAGATACTTGAAAGTGTGTGGATGTTTCTTTCATTGTCTGCAAATATGGTATCTGATTTAGGTGTAACTGAGTCTGCAACTCAGTCAATATGTCACCTAAATCAGACCCAAATGCAATGCCATTTATCAGCATAGGCTATCTCCTAAAATACGTCTGACTTGTCTTTTTCCTTTTTCTCAGTTCTTGTGCGTGTTCTTTCTTTAGGTTCATCATCCTTTGAGGGTTTTTCCTTTATGGGTATATAAGTAAATTCTCCTGTATTTATATCCCAAGTGTAATTGAGTTTGCCACCAACTGCTCCAAATCTCTGTTTCTTGATTCCGATTTCAAGCACATTGTCTTTCTTCTGTCGGATTGAAAGCACCTTGCTTGCATTGTGGGCAATTCCGTCACTGTCTCTGATGCTCTCAAGTTCGGGTGTGCCATCATCTTCTTGCACAACACCACTACGATTGGCTTGTACAACAACAAGGATTGGTACTTTGAGTTCTACTGACAGTGCCATCAAGTCCTCACTGATGTTTGTAAGCGAAGTGGTC